TGCCCTTAGCGACATTGTTGGCGAGTTCGTCTCTAACGCCAGCGACAGTCGAAATGTCCTGCGTAAGAGGGGACACACGGACGGCTCTGCGGAAGATTTGGATGAAGTTGCTGAGTTCAGCACGGTAGGTGACAGCACCATCCTTGACGTAGTTATCATAGGCGGTGACATCCGTACCATCGACTGTACCAGTCATCTTCGGTGTCGGGAGGGAGTCGGCTTGCCATCTGAAAAGGGTGTTGCCAGGCTTGCTACCCTTCTTCGCCATAGAGGTGAAGGGGGTGTCCTTAGCATCAACGAGAGCGATGAGGTCAGCGAGTTCTTCTCTCTTACCAGAGGAGAAGGAGGGTTCTGTGAGGGATGCCATATTATTATATAGGGTTTAGGGGTGATTACAGGAATCGGTTAGCGATTATAGACGATAAATCATCACGGTTCTGCGAAACAGTAAAACGCTTCTTGGCTACTTGTGCTTGAGCGTCCTGTTGAGGGACACGGGCAGGGGCGGCTGAAGGTCTAGGCTGAGTGGGGGCTTTAACAGGAGCAGTCTGCTTAGACTTTGCTTCACGGGCTTGAACGCCACGGATGTAATCTCCTACCACCACCTTATAGTCGGGGAACTTCTGGATTTCTGGGAAATGCTTGATAAAGGCTTCGGCAATTTGTCTTTCCTTTGCCGACTTATCCTTCCACCAAGGGTACTCCTTTGTTGCCACTTGCTCCATCTGCATATAGTTTTGCAGATAGTTAGCACGGGCAGGGAGGTGTTCCTCAAGGGCATCAAGGGCTTTAATCTTGATGTTGCGGACTTCCTCTGCGGTGTACTCAGTCTCAGAGCCATCTTTGTTCGTGACTACTGCACCATCGGGGTTCATCTCGCACCAACGCCTAATCTGCTTGGCTTGGTCAGCCTCACGATTAACTTCTTCAAGTGTAGACAGGTTGGCGTAGGGATTGTCGGGGGTAGGAATCCGTGCTGGCTTGTTAGCCTCTTGCGACAGTCTTTCCACTTCCTCCTTCAGTCTTTCCACCTCTGCCTCGGCTTCCCTGCGTTTAGCAGAGAGTTTGTCGATGCGTTTCTTAACACCTTTGGGCAACCCCCGTTCAATTTCCTCTTCTTCAGACTTGGTTTCTTCGGTTTCCTCGGAGTCTTCAGCGGGTTCTTGTTCGGTAGTTGTTTCGGTTTCTTGTGAATGAACATCTTCCTCAGAGGTCGCTTGAGCCTCCGAATCACCGTTTTCGTCTGCGGGTGATTCCGCACTCGATTCCTTACCACCTAGGAACGAATCGCTAACTATGTCAGCGAGTTTTTGGATATCGAAGGGAGTGGATGTACCTTCGTTTGTCGTGGGGTTATTTGATTCCGTCCCAAGGTCGGATTGATTGTCTGTATTCATTAGATATAGGTCTAAAGTCCTTTAGATATGGCAGGGTGTTATAGTCCCAGAACTATCGGTCAGTTACGACCAAAAGAGATTGTAATCAAGTTCTAACTACCTCACATACCATTTTCCGATGGATTATGGTCTTCAGAGGGTCTTCCTTGGTCACGAAGGATATCGTTGCGTGTGTTGATAAGAATATCCTTAAAAGCGTTCAGAGCGTCAGCCCGTCCGCAATGCCAAGCCCTATCTTCGCCCTTGTTCTCCTTAGAGAGAGCGTTGACAGTCTCAGCCTCGATAGAGGCATCCAGCATGATGTGAATAGCCTTCCAGAGTTCATTGGACTTATCAAACGACAGTCCGACTATGATTTGTTGAGGTAGGCTCATTGCATCATTTGCTCTTGTTCGGCTTGCATTTCTTCGGCTTGCTTGAGTTGCTGTTGCATCTGGTCACCAGCCTGTTGAGCAACAGGGGTAACGCCAGTACGACCAATCTGCTTGTTCTGCTGTTGCATCACGGACATCTGGAGGTTCTTCATGTAGTTCTCCAGCAACGCACGGAAGTGCGGGTCGGACTGCATCGACTGCTGTGCCTTCTGATTCTTGCCCATGATGTCTTGGAGGTACTGCAACTTGGTCGGGGCGGCAGGGTCGTTCTCGACATAGTTGGCTTCGTTGCCAAGCATCATCAAGCCAAGGTCGGTCTGAATCTCCTTGTACAGCAACTGAGAAGCCGTGCCTGTATTGATGATAAGTTCTTGAGCCTTGTCGGGGTCGATAGCCTCGATAGCCGCCTTGACCAACTTGTTCTTGTCGATGACACCGCCAGCATCCAGAGGCAGAACGAACTGCGTGATAGCCTTGAGTTTCTCGATTACGAAATTGGTATCGAGTTCACGCACATCGTACTTCACTTGGAAGTCGAACATATTGCTGATAGAACTGATGTTCTGCGGAAGGGGCTTGCCTGTGATGGACTCGATTTCAGCCGCTTCCATGTACTGAAGCATCAGCGAGAATGTCATCGCAAAGGCTTCGCTCCAGACATCCAGCCAGTTGTTGATGATGAACTGCTGGGTGGTCTGCGTCTTCTGCGGCATGATATTCGGGTGAGGAATACCGAAGTAAGAAGCGTGGTTCATTTCCACTCTGTCGATGAGGTTGAACGCTGTGCCTGTTTCGCCTGTGGGCGTAGGCATGAATCTGTAGTCATCGGGGCTTGTAACAGGAAGATGAATTCCCGGAGCAATTCTATTGATACCACCCAGACGCTTCTTAACAAGGATGGGAGGAAGAGTAGTGAAAGCCGTGCGGTCACGAACAGAGTCGTGCTGGGCTTTGATTTCCTCTTGGTCTGTCATCGCAATTTCGGGAACGCCACGGGATTCAACGATGGCTCTGCGTGTGCGTTCTCTGCGGGAAATGACAAACGGATACTTGTTGTGAGCATAGCCCAGAAGACCGTGCGAGGCGTAGACTTCAGAGCCAGACTGAGGGCTGAAGATTGTCTGGTAGATTCCGCTGATGCCGTTCTCATCGATGTTACGGCTGTAAGCGTAGACGAGTTCGATGAGGTTGTCCTGTCGCTTGACTTGATAGTTAATCAAGGCGGCGGCGGGGAGCAGATTCGGGTCATTAAACTGAGACTGCATACCAGCGGTATTGACAGCCTGTTCAACGAATTCGTCAGACCATTCTTCCATAGCCGCCATGCCACGGAGTTCTACTTCGGAAACGAAGGTGCGTCTGAACACGACTCTAGCCTTCTGGATGTCGATGGTTTCGGGCGGGAACGAGATTTCGTCATAGGGCTTAAGAGCCACAAGGCAGGGCTGGTTCTTAGCCACGAAGACTTCGGGAATATAGGCTGTGCCTGTCTCACGGAGTTCTCTGACCGCCTTCTTGACATCCTTCGGCTTCACAGCCTGTAGGTACTGCATGATTAAATCCACAGCGTAGTCTTCCTGCTCTGGATTCATAATCGCATTCGGCAAGTCCTTCATTGTCGCTTCGGGGTTCTGCTGAACCGCTTGCTGGACAATCTGGACGATTTCATCCATGCGAATCTGCTGGTGTCTTGTACCCATCTCCTGTTCCCAGATGATGTGCAGACCAGCCCAGCCGTACTGCATTGTGTACTGGGCGAGGAGTTCCGCTTCTCGTCTTAGTTCGGAGCGAAGTCGTGACTCCAGAAGCCAACTCATTAATATGTTAGAAGTTGCGGAGGCTTCCGAGTCAGTAAATTCAGTACCCTTGACCTTGACTTGGCATCGGTCAAAGGTGGTCATCATCATTGACACTAGGTCATTGATGGTTCTATCGACTAAACGGCATCTGATGTCAGACGCACCCTCAAACGGGAACGCTGGCTGACCATCGGGCAAGTTTTCGCTGTGCTTCTTGCCGTCATCTGTCTGACCAGCCCAACGAGCAAGACGAATATCATCGTTTTCAGCGATGTTAGCGGTGTTGCCGCCATTCTGGGTAGAACGCTGGTATTCGCTGTAAAGATACTGAATGTCGGGCTTGTCGCTGGCAAAAACCAGTTGGTCTTTCCCGTTTTTATACTTGCTCATATAAGAATTTGATTAAATCGTCTCTAAAATAGCGTTTGTGACCGCCTTTAGTCGTAAAAATGCGTACTAGTCCTTTTTTGACTAGGTTTTCAAGCCTAATCCTTCCGAATTTGGTCAAGTGCATCGCTTTCTGACGAGACAAGAGGGCTGGATAGTAGATTTCCATTAGTAGCCGCCCCCACCCCAGCCTTTGATGGCATCGTTTCCTTGGTATTGTGGACTCATGGTCATAAGATAGCGTAGGCAGTCGATAGGGTCTTTCGTAGCCCCCTTCTCTCCGTCCTGCCCAGTCCATTCCTTGAGACAGTATATTAGATTTTGACATGACTCGCTGATGTAAAGTTTTGGTTTATTCAAAGGGGTAATTTCTTGATTCATGTCGTAGGAGAAGCCGTCATTAATGAGGGCAACGCCTTGTTCGATACGAATGCCAGCCGCTGGCTGAAAGTGCATGGGAATCTCACCATCATCAAGCATCTCAATGAGGGTAGTGCCTCCGTCTTCGGTGACAGCCTTAGAACCGCCAGCACGGGGGTCGATATAACGCTCCCAGATTTCTTCGCCTTTTTCCAGTTCAAGAATCAGAGCCTTATATTCCGCAAGAGAGCGTCCAGCCCCATTACGCTGTGCAGTACCAGCCTTGCCGTCTGGTTCAGCCGAAGGCAAAGCCCACTCACCATCTGACGAATCTGGGAACTCACGATAGACATACATATCTCCAGATTTATCGACTCGTAACCAAAGCATAAACCAGTTTCTAGCACCCGCAGGGTCAACGACCATATAGTTCGTGCCTTCTTCTGGAACTTGCTCTGGCTTGACAACATTGACTTCTTGGGTAAATCTTGGGAACTGGCTTCCGCTGATATTATCAGCCCAGCCGTATGCTCTGATTTTGACTTCATAAGGTTTCTTGCCAGCAAGCGTCTTCTTTAACTGCTCGAAAGGATTGTACGGGTTCAGTTGGCTGTGAAACCACATTACTGCGGCTGGACGGACATAGGACTTCGCCTTGTACGGCATCGTCCCACGGGGGCTTCCGTTCACATTGATGTTGTCTGGAAGCAGAGGAGAGGGTTTGTTTTCTAGAATCTTCGCACCGCTGACATACTCCTTAACAACACTACTGTAACCCGTGATTGGAGTGAATGTGACGATTAACTTACCGCTTCTGGTAACGATACGATATCTCAGCGTTTCAATCCAATCCAAAGGCACTAATTCATCGCACCAGATGAGGTCAACCTCACCACCTTCGATGACATCCCGCTTCTGAGCGTAGTTCATAAAGAAGCATTGGCTCTTGTTCGGCAGGATGAATGTATTGTCTGAGAACCCGTTCTTCTGGGTGTACTGGACATTCTGCACCTTGTTCTTTTTGAGGTCTTTGAACTCAGAGGGGAGGTACTTGAATATCACAGGCTGTTGCATCTGGATGCTGGACTGGTTGGTCGTGTGAAGACACCAGACTCTTGCGTCCTTCGTGTTGATGAGCGTCTGAACGACTCTCTTGGCCGCCCATTCAGTTTTGGACGCTCGGTTACCGCCAAGGATGAGAACTTCGTTGTTCTCCTTTAGCAACTGGTCGGCTTCCTTCCAATGCGGTAGGTCGAACCCGTGCCTATACGGGTCAAGTTTTTCTGCTAGAATCTTATCCTCTCTTAAGTTGAGGATTTCGGCTACTTTCTCGACCCCCACCTTCTCCGATAATCTCTTAATGTCATCCTCGGTAGGAGTGACAAGTATCGGATGCGGTGTAGGAGTGAAAGCCATATTAGTTCTTGAAAGGGAATCTCTTCGTCATCATCGGTGTCATCAGAGCCTTCCATGAAGGTTTAAAAAATTTTTTTTATTAGTACTTCCCGATGAACCTCGGGTGTCGCACGACAACCCATCGTGCTCCATCCCATCGGACATCGACAGGCATACCGATACCGAACTTGAAGGACTCCTTGCAGAGAACGGTGTTCTGCTTGCCGTCAATCATCACTCCGATGACACGGGGGTTCTTGTACTTGCAGTACACCGTGCCTCGCTTGACTTCGGGGGAGGCAACGGCCTCTTCTGGCTTGATGCCTAGGTTCTCACGGAGGAGGGCGATTCCCGTGTCGCTCCACTCGATTTCCCAGAGGTGGGCGGGCTTGCGGGATTCGATACGCTTCCAATGCAGACCCTCCTCGTAGGAGGTGCGGAGTTCCTTGAGCAAGTCTCTGGAGAGACCTAGGGCTAGGGAGAGAGCCTTTTCTTTCATAAGCCGAATTTCTACGATTTATAACTTATGTCAATCTTAAAGGTGGGGGCGGCTGGATTTGAACCAGCGTTTCTTCCGTTATGAGCAGAGTGTTCTGACCTTTGAACTACACCCCCGTAGATGGTGCTGAAGGCGGGACTTGAACCCGCAAGCCGCAGGGCAACTGATTTTAAGTCAGTCGTGTATACCATTCCACCACTTCAGCAAATAGTCTTGCAAGGATTTGAACCCTGACAAAGAGAACCAAAATCTCCTGTGCTACCGTTACACCACAAGACTGTAACTCGACCCGCTAGGAATCGAACCTAGATAACCCGCTTAGAAGGCGGGTGTTCTATCCGTTGAACTACGGGTCGTAAAGAGAGCCTCGTGTTGGGATTGAACCAACGACCTACTGTTTACAAAACAGTCGCACTACCGCTGTGCTAACGAGGCAGAATCAAAGAACGCATATGTATTCATTGACTTTTCTCTGACAGTCAATCCGAATCTCTACGAATCATCAGAAACCCTTCCCCCAGAATTGGGGGACTGAGGGGGTGAAGCCACGGGGATTACTAAGGGGTTTCTATTTCCTTGTGTCAACACGGAAAGTTTCGACCTAATTCGGCTCGTCCACTACTTCCTCCTTGACGCAAGGGCTTTGCACTCCCCTAATAACCCCTAGGACGCTACGCACTTAGTCGTGCTTCGCTACAAAAAGAACCTGCGGTTGGCTGATGCTTTTTGGTATAAAAAAAGTATCTGGTTGGATGGGTATAAAGACGGCTAACCGAAAAAAGAAAAAGACCCCCGCCCCCCTATGGGGTAGGGTCGATTATTATATAATTATAAAAAGAATATAATAAAATCATAAAGTAAAAAGATTATGATATTATAAAAAGAATATAATAGAATTATAAAAGAGTTATTATATTTGTAGCCTGTATGCAGTTACCCATCCCAAGTATAAATATTATACAATTATAAAAGCAAAAGGCTGTGATTGTAAAAAGAAGGTAAAAAGCCGAATTTGGTAGGTAGTGAACGGATGGTCAGTAGTCAGCGGAGGGGTCTAGGATGCCCTAGGAAGCCCGATTAGGGTCTGGGGTAGGCTAGGGTATAGGCAAAGGGCTTATACAGGCTCACAGGGGCACGGAGGCGGGTCTAATCGGCAAACAAGAAAGCCCACCGAGGCGGGTTAGGCACAGGGTGGGCTTGGGTGGTCAGAGGACGGACACGGGGCGGTCAGAGCGACAGGACAGCGACAGCGACTAGCCAGCACAGGAGAGCGATGGCGAGACCAGCGAGGGCATCGAGGAGCATAGGATTTTTGTAGTTAGGATTTGGATACGGGTTAGGAGCGAGTACGAGGTTCGATGGTTTCAGCGAGTTTGCCGTCACGGATGACATAGATGCGTTCGTAGTATTCTACTTTATCAACGAGGTCTTCCAGCGAATCGAAATCGAACTCCATAGGGTCTTCCAGCGAAGGCACGATAGGGAACTCCACAGAGGGAGCGTGATTCTTACCTTCAGCGATGCCCAGCGTGTGCCATTCAAGATTCTTCTTGAAGAGGTAGTTGCTGACGATGGCGATTGCGTCCCCGATGTCCGTGGACGGGACAGCGAAATTGTGACCTCCCTTGAACTTGTGGCGAGTGCCGTAGTCTTCAAGGTACTGCGTGGTGACGAGGATGTAGTTGGACATAGGATTTTGTAGTTAGGATTTGGTGACGCTGGGGTCGGGCAGAGTTGTCTGCCCTTCCCCTTTGTCGGATTAGGATTAGTTGAGTTCAGCGTCCTCCAGAGTGGATTCAGCGAAGAGCGTATCCAGATTGCGGATATTGCTGGCAAGGTGACCGACCACAGCGTCACCGACCCGTTCAGCCAACTCGAAACGCTTGGGAGCGACTTCGTGCGTCAGGTGCTGGGTGACAGCGTTGTAGAGATTCCAGACATTGCGGGCTTGGTCTTCACGGTGCTTGGGATTCTCCCAGATTTCACGCACCTTGTTCGCCATCCGACCCGCAATCGCCTTGCGATTCACCAGTCCGTTCAACAGGCGATGTCCGTCACGCTGGGTCAGCGATTCGTGACCGAAGGCGTTGAACATTTCCTGCGAACGCTTGATGTTATCCAGAGCGAACTGGAAGGTCGCACCAGACAAGCCTAGGGCGTTCTTGCTGTGCTTACGCTTGAGCGAGACGGCAGAACCTTTGAATGCGGGGATTCGCATTCCGTTAGAGCAGATGAGTCGGAAGAGACCGATGTCGAAACCGATTTTCCATTGTCCGTTGAACGAGTTGCGGACACCCATTACGAAGTCCACTTCGTTGCCGTTCACCATCATTCCAAGGTCGGGGAAGATGTAGCGAGCCTCGACCTTCGCTCCACCGTTGAGAGCAGATTCCTTAATCTTGCGAAAGCGGACACCCTGTTCACCGAAGATGCGTTCCGCAGTCTCGATGATTTCGACATTCTGGACAGGCGTGTAGCGTTCGCTGGTCACGCCCAGCACCAGACCATTGTCCGTGCGGACATTGGCGAATGCGGGGGTCGGGATGCCTCCCTCCAAGAACAGCGGACGCTGTTCGACTGTGAAGTCGATTTTGTCGCTGATGACATCCGTGACGGTGTCTGCATTGAGGATTTGGTTTTTCATAGCGTTGGTTTTTTTGGATACAAATCCCGTAGGGGATAGGAGCGTGAGCAGACGCTGGCTGTGTTTTAGAAATCTGATGTGGACTCATCAGCGTAGGCGTAACCTACGGACAAGGGGGTGGGATTTTCACCTACCCCCGTGTTTCGTCCTTTGTTGATTCACGAATCTAGAATCTCTTACCCGTAGGTTTCTAGGTTTCTGAATGTCTGCCATCGTGCGGGGAATATATCAGCCTAGCACACGCTGGATTGTCGTTTAGGAATTATGGCCGATGCCCTTCTGGGGCTGGGGCTTCCTACAGTAGAATTTCATAGAACCGTGTTCTGTATCGAATCTTTACGCATCTGGCTCGCTGGCGAGTTGCCAGCATCTGGTGCGACCACCCGCAGGGCGGGGGAGAGAACCGAGTGACGAAGAACAGACCTGAACCGTAGGACAGCGTATTACAGGTTCAAGATTTATTTTCAGGTTTCTGCATTTTTCCCAGCGACCTTTTGCCGCTGGAGTGAACGCACACGCTCGCATAGCAGAGACCGTGCCAAGTCCCTTTACAGGATGCAGGTTTATTTGCATCTTGGACGCAGATTTTCCTTGTCTCACCTTATTGAGAATAGACCCCTTTTTATTGGGGTTTTCGTGTGTTTTTCAGTCTCACATTCTTTGGGGTGTACAAGGCCTTTACAGGGGGCGGGGAAGGGTAGTATATGCCTTTTACAGATACCCCCCTAGAATCGCCTCCTAGACCCCCTAGCGTTGATTTGACACTTTTTTTACAATTGGGTAGAATGGTTCTAATCGGCTCTTATCTTGTTATCTTTAGTTAGGTAGTAATCATTTGTTCTTTGGTCAGGATATCAGGATTTGTGACTTGAATCCTACTTGACAGACCTATGATTAGGATTTCTACACGGGTCATTAGTTCTTCTTATACCCGCATCTGACCCCCTGTTTTGTGCTTGATTGAACATCTGTTCACCTAGTTCTGCAAGTCGTTGAATTACAACGCTTTACAACTTCTTGCACAGTTGCCCTAGGAGACGCTTTCAGCATGGGGTGAAGGGTAGGCATAGGGTCTTTACATACCCCCTTCAGAATCGATTGTAGAGGCTCTTTACATTGTCACACGATTGTAACATTGGTATATAGGGTCTTGGCATGGATACTGCTATAGAATCTGAAACTGGAAATCCCAGCGTCTCTTTTATAATTCTATTATAATATTATAGAACCTAGGAATCTTATGACCTGTATAAGTTCTTCTACTGGGTATAGATTCTTGATAAAGGGTGTTGCCTGTCCTGCAAAAACCCTTTTCATCATAGGTGCAGGGTGTAACAACCCTCACGCTCTTTCCCAGTCTACTTTCCCTAAATCCGCAATCATGCGGGAGGGGGATACCAAAACCAAAAACAAAAAAACCGATATGAAAAACATGATTATGAAACTGCTGGGTCTCAACACGCTGGTCGAAGAACTCGCTCTGCTCAAAAAGCAAAACGAGGAATTCACCAATCGCATCAAGCATCTGGATGACGAGGTTAACGCCTTGGAAGAACGGGTGCAGGAAAAGATTGATGAGATTGAAAGCATCGACACCGATGACTTCGTCCGTGAGGATGACATCAATGACCGAATCGAATCCTACATTAATGACAACGACATCGTGTCGCAGTCCTATGTGGATGACGAAATCGAAAGCAGGGTTTCCGAGAAGGTCGAAGAGGCCATCGAGGAACTTGACATCGAAGACAAGGTCACGGAGGTCGTGGATAACATGGACAAGGCTTCCTTCGGTGACACGGAGGAACTCAAGGACATCGTCAAGGAGGTTCTCAAGACCATCAAGTTCAAGGTCGAGTAATCCGAAGGGGGAGGTAACTAACCCCTTCTTTTTGTTTGACGAATGGTATTACAGTAGGCTAACCTCTTTTCAGTTCCTTGAAATTCCACTTTGCTAAACTCCCATTCACGGGAGAGGCGAATACCAAAACAAACCACAATATGTCTGACGAAAACGAAGATAAGATTGATAAGATTGCAAAGCAAGCCCTTGATTGGGCTAGGGGTTCTTGGGGTCAAGGTCAGTACGACCAGCCCCGCTTTGAACACGACAAGATGTCCGCAATCTATACTAGGATTGCTCAACTCGCCCAGCGTAATGCTGAATGGCACGCAATCCAGACCCAGAAATAAAGTTGCAGGGGGAGTTACTAACCCTTTTTGGTTTAGTGGAATTCACTTTCTGTTCTTTCACATCCCGCATATGAGCCTACACTACATCAAAGCGTCCGTAGTCAAGAAACTCGCACAGGCCAACGGCAAAAGGGCTGGCAAAGGCTTCCTAGAAGCCCTAGACCGCCTTGTTGAGCGTAAGGTACTGCAAGCCTTGGCTGAACACAACGGAGGCAAGAAGACCCTAGACGAGTCCATCGCTGGATATATCCTAGGTAATAAATAAGGCAGGGGGTAACTCCCCTTTATGCGGGAAAAATTAGGAGTCGGCTTTTATTAAACGAAATAAAAGTAGCAGGGCTAACGACTTAAACCTTGGGGTCGCTCAAGGGAAGGTGGTCTTCGACAGCCACCCCTAAATAAATTTTGCAAGAAACCCGAATGGGTTTAAAAAAACCATCTTGCATTTAGGTTCTGTTTCTTCGGGAGGAATCATCACAAACAATCCCAAAAAAGAAACAGGTAATTACGCACAGCGTTTCCTAATAACTTTGCTCACGGCAGTTCGGAGTACAGGCAACGACCTCCGCTGTTTCTAAATATTGGTTTCAGATGGGGACTGTCGTGAGCGATTAATTTCAATGCACCAACCCATAATAAAAAGGGGGAGGTTGTAATCTCCCC